TCACCGGCGTGCCTGGCACCAAGACCTGACCCGCAGCCTGATCCGCCGCCCGCACCAAGCCGCACCGCACCATGATCGACTGGCCCGCCCTGCAAGAGCGCACCAACACCGCCGCCCTGGCGGCGTTCGGTGCGATCATCACGCTCGACGGCGTACCGATGCAGGGCGACTTCTGTGCGCCTGGCGATCAGGTGTTTCTCGATGGCGTCAGCGCCATGGCCACGCGGCCCCAGGTGGCCGTGGCCAGCGCAGACGTGCCGGACGCCCCGGTCGGCAGACCCTGTTTTGCCGGCGGCCAGTCATGGCGTGTGGCCGACGCGCGGCCCGATGGCTTTGGCCTCACTGTGCTGTACCTGGAGCAGCCGCTGTGAACAACACCGCCCAGCACGCCATCTGCCAGGCCGTGGCCGCCATGCTGGCATCCTTGCCCATGGTTGGCAGCGGCGATGTGCGCGTGCAGCGCCGCCGGCCCATGCCGCAGGCGGTGGTTGCGCAGGTGTTCGTCTACTACGACGAATCCACGCCCACGCTCAAAACCAGCGACAGCATCGTCTGGAAAACCCGCGTGCGCATCGAGCACGTCGCGCGCGACGTGGCCGGCACCCCGGCAGATGCCGCCGCCGACGCCATGCTGCAAGAAAGCTACTCCCGCATTCTGGCTGACAGAAAGCTCGGCGGCCTGGCCACCGATGTGGAGCCGGTTGGCATCGCCGTCACCGGCGACGAAGCCGACACCGCCCTGTGCGCCGGCCAGCTGCTGGTGGACATCACCCACCGCTGCGCCCGTGCCAGCATCGCCTGATTACTTACGCCCGCCCATTCACCACCCCTGAAAACCCGAGAGGACACCCATCATGACCATCGAATCCGTCGCCGGCACCACCCTCAAGATCAGCGCCGGCACCCCTGCCACCTATGACGGCACGGGCTACGCCGCGCTCACCTACACCACCGTGGGCGAGGTAACCGACCTCGGCGAGTTCGGCCGCGTCTACAACGTCATCAAGCACAACCCCATCAACACGCGCGGCACCGCCAAGCGCAAGGGCAGCTACGACGAAGGCAGCCTGAACCTCAAGCTCGCGCTCGACACCGACGACGCAGGCCAGATTCTGTGCAAGGCCGCCGCCGCCAGCGACAACAACTACAGCGTGTGCATCACCGCCCAGGGCGGCGACAAGTATTACATGCAAGTGCAGGTCACCAGCTTCAAGACCATCTTTGGCAGCGTGGACAACATGAAGTCCGCCTCCATCGACTTCGAGATCACCACCAACTCCGCCGGGGTGGGTGTGGTCGAAGTGCTGGCCGCCTGATCCGGGCTGACAAACCGCAAACGGACATCGCACCATGGCCACCGCCCTCATTGCCACCGTCAAGGCCGCCGTTTCTGCGCAGTACGCCAATGCGCTGGAATTCGGCGGTGTGGAGCAAACGCTCAAATACGGCGCCTCGCACGCCTTCACCGACGGCTCCGGCGCCAACCAGGCGCAAAAGCTGTTCACCGACCAGCGCACCCTGGCCGCCAGTGCCAATGAGTCGCTGGACCTGGCCGGCGGGCTGACCGATGTCTTTGGCGCCACGCTCACACTCACCAAGATCAAGGCCATCCTTATCAAGGCAGCCGACGGCAACACCAACAACGTCATCGTCGGCGGCGCCGCCAGCAATGCGTGGATTGGCCCGTTTGGCGATGCCAGCGACACCGTGGCCGTCAAGCCTGGCGGCACCATGATGCTGGTTGCGCCCGACGCCAACGGCTACGCCGTCACCGCCGGCACCGGCGACCTGCTCAAGGTGGCCAACAGCGCGGGCGGCAGCGCCGTCACCTACGACATCGTGCTGGTCGGCGTGTAACGCCCGCCCGCACGACCCACCGCGCACCGACCCGCCCGGTTCGCTCCTTCGCGGGGGCGGCCGGGCAGGGCACGGGCACAACCCCGCAACCACCACCCGCGAAAGGACCGCCATGACCGACCAGACCACCCAAGCCGACGCAGACTTCGACCTCGGCGCCTTTGAAGTCTCCGACACCGCCGTTGTCGACATCATCGGCCTCGACCAGGAGCCCCTGCTGCGCCACGGCCAGCCCGTGCGCATCACCGTCTACGGACCGGGCAGCGCCGCCTACGTGCGCGCCGAAGGCCGCGCCGCGCAGGCCAGCCAGGCGCGCGCGCTGGCCGCACTGCGCGGCAAGGCCGGCAAACAAGACCTGGAAGAACAGCGCCAGCAGCAGGCCGAAAAGCTCGCCGCCGTCACCGCCGCCATCGAAAACTTTCCCATTCCCGGCGGCGCGCTGGCGCTGTACGCCAACCCCAAGCTCGGCTACATCACCAACCAGGTCGCTCGCTTCCTGGAAGACTGGGCAAATTTCAAGCCGGCGTCAGCGAAGAGCTGACGCTGTACGCCAGGCAGCACGCATGGCTTAACACCGCGCAGGACGCCCCCGATGCCACCGGCCGCGCCAAACGCCCCCGTTCGGTCAGCCAGCGGACAGCGGCGCCTGAAGAGATTGCGCCCACCCGCGCCCAGCGCATGCTGGAAGAGGGCGCGCCCTTGCCCCTGCCGCCCACGGGCGAGCCAGCGCTCACCCTGTGGCGCCACCTGCTGGACGCCGGCCCCTATGCCGAAGGCGGCATGGGCCGCGCGGGCCTGTCGTGGGCCGATCTGCGCGCCTGGCAACATGGCGCCGCGCAGCCGCTGGCGCCGTGGCAACTGCGCGCCATGCGCCGCGCCAGCCAGGCCTGGGTGGCCGAGCACGTCGCCGCGGCCAAGCCTGAAGCACCCGCGCCCTGGAGCGCCGCGCCCAGCGCCGTTGAGCGTGAAGTCGTGCGCAACAAAGTGCGCGCCCTGTTCGGCGCCCGTGCCCGCGCCGACGCCATGGACAACCCCATGAAAGACGCTGCGCCATGATGAACGACAACGACATTGGCATCACCCTCAGCGCCGACGACAAAGCGCTGCTCGCCGTGCTGCGCGGTGCGGGCGCCGACATCCAGGCCTTCGCCAAACAAGGCGGCAACAGCCTGCGCGAGCTGCAAGATGCCGCGCGTGGCCAGACCACCGCCATGGAAAAGCTCGCCGGTGGCATGAAAACCGCTTTCATCGGCGGCGGTGTGGCGGCGTCCATCATCACGCTCAAAAACGCCGTCGAAGGCGTCACCATGGCCATGCTGGACGCGCAGATGCAGGCCGACAAGGTGAAAAACAGCCTGTCGTTCGCCATGGGCGGCCCGCAGGCCGCGCAAGAAATCCAGTACCTGCGCCAGGTGACGGACCAGCTCGGCGTCAGCTTTGCCAACGTCGCGCCCATGTACGGGCGCCTGGCGGCGGCCACCAAAGGCACCAACCTGGAAGGGCGCGCCACCCGCGAAATCTTCGAGAGCATCGCCCAGGCCAGCGTCGTCATGGGCCTGGGGGTGGAAGAAACCGAAGGCGCCATGCGCGCGCTGGTGCAAATGGTCAGCAAGGGCCAGATCCAGGCCGAAGAACTGCGCGGCCAGCTCGGCGAGCGCCTGCCGCGCGCCTTCCAGCTCTTTGCCGAAAGCATGGGCGTCTCCACCGGCGAGCTGAGCAAACTGCTGGAAACCGGAAAGGTCGGCACCGAGCGGCTGGCGCAGTTTGCCGCCACGCTCAAGGGCGCGCTGGCCGGCGACGTGGACGAAGCCACCACCCGCCTGGCCGCCAGCGTCAACCGGCTCGACAACGCCTGGTTGCGACTGAAGCAGAACATCGGCGAGTCCGGGGTGAGCAGCTTCATGTCGGGCCAGATGGCCATCCTGGCCGATGCCACCTCCGACGTGGCCACGTCCATGGAAAAAGCCCGCGCCGGTGGCGACGGATTTGCCGGGCAGATGCTTGCCGCGGCCGGTGCGGTGGCGCGGTTTCTCAACCCGTTCAACGCCATCGGCTACAGCGTTCAAGACCAGGCCACCGCGCTCAAGGAGGCTGAAAAGCAGCTCAAGGAGTACGAGGCCCTACTGGCCAAAGACCCCACCAACACGTTTTTGATCCGCGGCATCCAGCAGATCAAGGAAACCGTGGTCTGGTTGCAGGCGGCAAACGCCGAGAAAAACAAGTTCGCCGCCAGCGGCCCCAGCCATCGCCAGATGGAAAACGCCAGCATGGCCAAGTGGGCCGAGCAACAGGCCAAAGACGCCAAAGAGCTGGCCGACCTCAAGGCCAAGCTCATGGGTGTGGACAAAGACTACCTGCCCACGCTGACCAAGCTCAACGACGCCTTCAAAAGCGGCGCGATCAGCCAGACCGAATACGTCGACCTCGTGGGCAAGCTGGCCGCAGCCAACTACAAGGCCGAAAAATCCACCGCAGCCCATGCCGACGCCTTTGGCGAGTTCGTCAAAAAGGTCAATGAAAAGCTCGCCGCTCAGGCGCAAGAGCTGGACAGCGGGCGCAAGCTGGGCGAGTCCGACAAGCTGCGCATCCAGTTCAACGAAGAGCTGGGCACCAAATACAAAAAGCTCACCGCGGCCCAGCTCGCGCAGGTCGATGCGCTGATCAAGGCGCTGAAGGCCATGGAAGATCAGGAGCGAACGCTCAAGCGCCTCAAGGCTGAATACCAGGCCTTTGTGGAGTTTCAGGATGAAGTCAACGCCGGCTACGTGGCCGAAAGCAAGGCGCGCGAGCAGGGGCGCCTGGCGGTGGACGCCTACGTCAAGTCCATCGCCGACAGCAACGACCAGACCGCCCTGGAGCAGTCGCTGTTCGGCCAGAGCCAGCGCGACCGCGACATCGCGCTGGAGCAGTACCGCATCGAGCTGGATCTGAAAAAGCAGATTGCCGCCATCAATGCCAACGCCGGTTTCGATCAGGCGCAGCGCGACGAGCTCATCGCCAAGGCCAAGGCGGCCGCCACGGTGGCCAAAGCCGCGGCCGTGGCCAAAGCCGACCTGGACGAAATGACCGGCATTCTCAATGCGGTGGAATCCACCGCGCACGATGTCTTTGTCAATGTCTTTGACAGCGGATCGAGTGCCTTCAAAAAGCTGGGCGAAACGCTCAAGGCTTCGGTGCTGGATCTGCTGTACCAGCTCACCCTGAAAAAGTGGATTCTGCAAGTGGGCGCCAGCGTCACCGGCTCGATCTACGGCGGCGCCGCCAATGCCGCCACCG